CGCAACACTGAGAGCCGCCTATGGCGTTGGAAGCCTTGGCCGGATGGTGAAAGCGCGGGTGACATCATACAGTGGCAAAGGGCCAATCCTGAAAACCGATAAAGGTGAAAAAAGTGCTTTACACCCGTTAGATGTTTTTATATCTAGCGGCTATTGAAGCGCGGGGCCAAGGCGGCCCGCCAATTAGGAGAATTAAAATGGCACGACCCGGCAGAGCCTTTAAAAGACCCCGCCCATTAAACCGCCCCGACAAAGGAATGTTTGAGGATTTCGCAAAGGAAAACGGCTTAAATTATACAATTGAGCGCGTTGATGTTGGCGCTTGGAATGAGCGCCGCGTATGGAAGCTGGACGGCGAGATTTTCGGGTCTACATTCAAAGGCGATAGAGTTGATTGGTTTGACCTTATGGTATGCCTTGCAAATGTGGCCGACATCCAGAGCATGAAAGACAATGTCGCTGCAATGCGGGGCAACTTCTAACGCCCAACCAAGGAGAGTTGAGATGACAGCAGAATGGTTTGTTTTCGGAGTGTTCGCAATCACCGCACTCTGGGTTTCAATAGCGCACGATAGAGATGTCAGAGATGAATGGCGCAACCGCTAAAGCAGCGCGGAGAAAGCTGGGGCTGACAGTCAACGAGTTGGCTGATGCCCTACTTCTCAGCCCGCAGAACGGAGGCCGAAAGGTCAGGCGATGGGAGGCTGGAGATGTTCCAGTTAGTGGCCCTGTTGCAGTAGCCCTTGAAGCTATGCTAAACGGGTTTGAACCAAAGCACTTAAGGGACAGTTGAAATGACCCTGAAAGATTTAAGAAGCATTGTCGCTGACCTAGTTGCGGAGACGCATGGCAACCAAGAGTTTATTCGCCAGATTAGAGATGGCGAGCAGGATGACGGCCCATGGATGCAAGGCGGGATCGCTGTGATGAATTACATCAATGAGCAATGGATGTTGCTGCCGATCCAAGACATTGAAGCGCACGATGGATAAGCATCCAACCAAATACACCTCGGCTGACGTTTACGATCTAACCGACAGGCTTATCCTAGCGGCAAGCCGATGTGAGGACGGCCCGACCAAAGACTTACTCAGAGAGGCGGGAAAGGTGCTGCTAAACAGAGAAACAACTATCTCGCACATTCGGATAATGGTAGAGGCCAAAAGGTGAGTGATTTATCAATTGACATGGAGAGCGTTGACGCGCTGATCCCATATGCAGCGAACAGCAGAACGCACAGCGACGAACAGGTGGCGCAGATCGCCGCAAGCATTAAAGAGTTCGGGTGGACTAACCCGATACTGATCGATGGCGACAATGTCATCATCGCGGGCCACGGGAGGCTTCTGGCGGCTCGTAAGCTAGGGATGGATCAAGTTCCTATCATCTGCATTGATCATCTTACTAAGGCCCAGCAAAAGGCGCTCGTGATTGCAGATAACCAACTTGCCACAAACGCAGGCTGGGACATGGATATGCTGAAGGCCGAGATTGAGGGGCTGAAGCTAGAGGACTTCGACGTTGACCTGCTTGGCTTCGATGACAAGTTCCTTGATGGCTTGCTGGAGCCTGAGCCGACCGAAGGGCTGACCGACGAGGACGCTGTTCCAGAAGTGCCGGAGCAGCCCGTCACCGTTGAGGGCGATGTTTGGGTTCTGGGGCGGCATCGGCTGATGTGTGGGGATAGCACGAGCATTGATGCGGTTGAGAAGCTGATGGATGGGGTGAAGGCTGATATGGTGTTTACCGACCCGCCTTATGGTATGTTTTTGGACGCTGATTATTCGAGCATGAAGTCAAAGTTTGATGGTATATCAGGCGGCGCTAAATACGACAACGTAAAGGGCGACCACGAAGATTTTAACCCTGAATTTATCAATACTGTCTTAACCGCCTTCGATTATTGTAAAGAAATATTCTTGTGGGGCGCTGATTATTATGCAGACTTAATTCCTGATAGGAATTCTGGTTCATGGGTTGTTTGGGATAAGCGTGGTGATGAATCAGCTGATAAAATGTTCGGTTCAACTTTTGAGTTATGTTGGTCAAAAGCTAGACATAAAAGGATGCTTGCGCGTGTAAAATGGGCTGGCATATTTGGCATGGCAAAAGAACATGACAAAAAGAGAGTGCATCCAACACAAAAGCCAGTTGAGCTTGTTAATTGGTTTTTTGATTATTATTCATTAGTCGATAAGCGAAACGTGGTTGACCTATTCGGTGGCAGCGGTTCAACCCTTATTGCTTGTGAGAAGACCAACCGCAATGCTTACCTCATGGAACTTGACCCGAAATATTGCGATGTAATCATCAAGCGTTGGCAGGACTTCACCGGCAAGCAAGCCATCCATGCTGAGACGGGGGAGCCGTTTGATGCCTCACGTTAAACTCACAGCAAAGCAAGAAGCATTCTGCCAAGGCATTGCTGATGGCTTGGGGCAGGCTGATGCGTATCGCGCTGCGTATGATGCCGACCGCATGAAGGATAACACGATTTATCCGCTGGCCTCGAAGCTGATGAAGAACAGCAAGATTACCGCAAGGATTGCTGAGTTGCGTGAAGCCGTGCAAGAAAAACAACTCTGGTCACGCGAAATGTCAGTCAAGGCACTTGTGCAAGCCTATAAGGAAGGCAGCGGCTCGGTAAAGGTCGCAGCGGTCAGAGAGTTGAATGCAATGCACGGTTACAACGAGCCTGCGAAGCTCAATGTCAGCGGCAACATGATGCACCAGATCGTGCGCAAAGTGATCGATGGCAACGCTGACGATTAAAACCCCGCGATGGTTCAAGCCGTTCCTCCAGCCTGCACGCTACAAAGGCACGCACGGTGGACGCGGTTCGGGCAAGTCCCATGCCTTCGCTGAAGCGGTAATCGAAGCGCACGTAATGGATCAGCGCCGCCGTACTGTCTGCGTGCGTGAAATCCAGAAGTCCCTCGCCCAGTCTGTCAAGCGCCTGCTGGAACTCAAGATCGAGCAGCTAGGCGTGCAGGACTACTTCGAGGTGCAGGAGAGCCAGATCAAGTCCCGCCACGGTGACGGTCTCATCATCTTCCAAGGGATGCAGAACCACACAAGCGACAGCATCAAGTCGCTAGAAGGCTACGACTGCGCATGGGTGGAAGAAGCGCAATCACTCAGCCAGCGGTCGCTTGATCTGCTCCGTCCGACGATCCGCAAGCCCGGTTCGGAGCTTTGGTTCACATGGAACCCGCGAGAGGCAACCGACCCGATTGATGCGCTGCTGCGTGGCGAAACCCCACCGCCAAGCTCCATCGTGCGGGAGGTGAACTACAAGGACAATCCTTGGTTCCCCGATGTGCTGCGTGCTGAAATGGAGTTTGACCGCGCCCGCGATCCGGACAAGTACACGCACATCTGGCTCGGCGGTTATATCTCCAACAGCGAGGGCCGCGTGTTCCGCAACTGGCGGGTCGAGGAGTTTGACGCACCGGCTGACGCAATTCACCGCTTCGGCGCTGACTGGGGCTTCGCCAGCGACCCCACGGTTCTGATCCGCTGCCACTTGGTTGGCCGCAATCTCTACATTGACCACGAAGCTTACATGGTCGGCTGCGAGATCGTGAACACGCCAGAGCTATTCCTGACGATCCCAGAGGCTGAGAAGTGGCCGATTGTTGCGGATAGCTCCCGCCCTGAAACGATCAGCCATATGCAGAAGAACGGCTTCCCGAAGATCATGCGTGCCGTCAAAGGCGCTAACTCGGTCGAGGAAGGCATTGAATGGCTGAAGAATTACGACATCATCGTTCATCCGCGCTGCACGCACACGATAGATGAACTCACGCTCTACAGCTACAAGACAGACCCCTTAACAAACAAAATTCTGCCCGTCTTGGAAGATAAGAACAATCATGTTATAGATGCGCTTCGCTATGCGTGCGAGGCAGTTAGACGGGCTGCACCAAAAAAGCCTGTCGAATTCCAGCCAATGGCTACGCTAAACAGGTGGTGATGAATGGCTCGTCCGACTAGAGAACAACGGCTCAACAGCGTTCACGCTACGGGAATGGCTGAATTCGACCGTTGTCAGTCTGCGCTGCGGGATGAGCGCCTTCAGTGCCTGCAAGACCGTCGCTTCTATTCGCTCGCTGGTGCGCAGTGGGAAGGCCCGCTTGGCGACCAGTTCGAGAACAAGCCGCGCTTTGAGGTGAACAAAATCCACCTGAGCGTTATCCGCATCATCAACGAATACCGCAACAACCGCATCGCCGTTGACTTCATCAGCAAGGACGGTGCGCAGGACGACGATCTAGCGAACACCTGCAATGGTCTGTTCCGTGCCGATGAGCAAGACAGCGTTGCAGAGGAAGCTTACGACAATGCGTTCGAGGAAGGCGTTGGCGGTGGCTTCGGTGCATGGCGACTGCGCAACGTCTATGAGGACGACGAGGACGACGAGAACGAAAAGCAGCGCATCCGGATCGAGCCGATCTACGACGCTGACAGCTCCGTGTTCTTTGACCTTGATGCCAAGCGCCAAGACAAGTCTGACGCCAAGTATTGCTTCGTCCTCTATTCGATGACCCGCGATGCCTACATGGATGAATGGGGTGACGATCCAACCACGTGGCCGAAAGAGATCCACCAGTACGAATTCGACTGGCTCACGCCTGACGTTGTGTACGTCGCTGAGTACTACAAGGTTGAGGAAGTGCGCGAGACCATCCGCATCTTTCAGACCGTGACCGGCGAGGAAGAGCGTTACTCGCAGTCGGACTTCAATGCTGACGAGACGCTAGAAGAAACCCTCGCTGCTGTCGGCACGATTGAGGTGCGCCAGAAGCGTGTGAAGCGCCGCAAGGTGCGCAAGTACATCATGAGCGGTGGCAAGGTGCTGGAGGATGCTGGCTACATCGCTGGCAAGAACATCCCCATCGTTCCGTTCTACGGCAAGCGTTGGTTTGTCGATAACGTCGAGCGTTGCATGGGCCACGTGCGTCTGGCGAAAGACCCGCAGCGCCTCAAGAATATGCAGCTTTCAAAGCTAGGCGAGATCAGCGCGCTTTCGTCGGTTGAGAAGCCCATCCTTGTGCCTGAGCAGGTCGCTGGCCATCAGATCATGTGGGCCGAGGACAACCTGCGGAACTATCCCTATCTGCTGGTCAATCCGATCACTGGCTCGAATGGCGAGACGCAGATCAACGGCCCTGTGGCTTACACCAAGTCGCCTGCAATCCCGCCTGCAATGGCTGCACTCCTGCAATTGACCGAGCAGGACATGGCCGAGATCCTTGGCAACAACCAGCAAGCCGAGAAGATGGTCAGCAACATCTCTGGCAAGGCTGTTGAACTTATCC